AGTTAATTCCGTATAAAAACTACTTCATTCGTTTTTGTAACTCTTTAAAAACTTTTTTAGCTAATTTGGTATTTTTGGTCATTAATCCACTAGCGAACTTTTTAAACTTATCTTTTTTTACATACTCTCTCATCTTAGAACCAGAAATACCTTTAACGCCTTCTGCGTCTGGATCTCTATCACCCGCTGATGCTACTGAAAAATCTTTAATATTATCTAAATCACTATCAACAAACTTTGACATATTCTTTTTAAACTCTGCAACTCTATCACTACCGACAACAAAGACAACTTTAGAAAACTTTTTATCATTTAAATACTCTAATACATCAAATGGTGTTTTAATAGTCGTATCAGTATTTATAATATTGCCAAACACATTTGTAAGAACTGCCATCTTTGTTTTATACGTTAATGGGTTCTTTTTCTTATCCTCAGTTTTAGACGGATAAATCATTGGAATTCCGTCCACCTTCTTTGCAACACTCATCACTTTTTTAATAAGTTTCCCATGTCCCGTAGTAGGAGGATTCATACGACCAAAGGAAAAGACAGCTATTTTATCCACACCTTCCTTAATAAACCTACTAAAAGTTATCACTACTTATTCCTTTGCTTCGTCTTTATCTTTATCCCACTCTTTTTCTATTTCATTATAAAATTTCTTTTTATCAGCATCATCCAATTCGGCCGGGCTCTTAATGTTCCACTTTTTAAGTTTCCCGTCAAAAAACTTTCGATATGCTTCCTGTCCTGCAGTCATTTCTTTAAATGTTTTCATTTTTGGTTTTCCCTTTATTAGTTCTATTCCAAGATAGTCACACGATTCGCCAACTCGTTCATCTGCAATTGTACGAAATGTTTTTTCAATATTATACATCCTTCTATTATTTGGACACTTACATTGATATTTATATAATGCTTCACATAATACGCAATACCTCGATTTAATTTTCATTGTATATTTCCCTGTACCTCCTATTTTAAATGTTATTTATCCCAATTTTTAGCAATTGTAAAATTGGCATGAGAAAAACCCAGTCTGTCTACTAACTTAACAGCACTACCATCTTCTGAATCAATAGCAACATATCCTTCTGGTGCTGTTACTTTAAATCCATCCTCAGTTCGTAAAAATGTCCCCATTCCTTTTACCTTTTCTAGTTGTTTAACTATCAATAATTTTGCATCATTAATACCTAAATATGTAGCAAAAGTAAAATGAATTTCCTTAGCATACTTCTTCCATGTTTTCTTCGCTTCCTTCTCATACTCCTTAAATTTCTGTTTACCTTTATCAGTTTTCTTCGCTGACATTTCTTTTACCATTCGACTCATATAATACTCTTGAAATTCTTTAACTGTTTTTTTTGTATCAGTAAAACGTAGTCCTTCTCTTATTTTTGTATTAAAGAAAACCTTCAATAGAGCTGATATAGTAAACTGATCCTTCTTTGCAGATTCCTTTTTTAATAGATTAAGAAATTTTCCAGAAAGTTTTAAAGCACCTTTAGTTTTGGCTATCAATCCCGTAATTGTTTTTATTTCAGATTTTGTCATGCTTGGATTTACTAAGTCTAAATTAGCATCGTCAAACCAAACATTTTTAGTTTTCTTAAACACTTTAGCATTAACCCCAAACGAAGCAGAAAGGTCAGCAATAGTTTTACCTTTATAGGTAGTATGCCATACTACACCTAACTTAGCTTTACGAATGGTACTAGCCAAATCAGAGTCATCTGGAACAGCATATGTAACTGTGTTAGGTGTAAAAGTTAAACTAGTCACCCCGTCTATATTTTCTTGTTCCAAATCCTCTTTAGTGAACATAATGTCACCTTGGAAGATACCTTTCATTTCAAGTTCAGGAAGATGTTTCAGTGCAACTTTTAATTTATCTACAGGACCACCCGATCCATGATTATCACTAATATCTTTATTAGTATAATTTATTTTCGGCGTCTTGTTAAAAAGTGACTTTGTTGCAACAAAGAACTTCCCGTTCTCTGGATTAATACCAGCAAATACAGCTGGAGCACCATCCCATTTGACAGTTACCTCTAATTTACTAGTACTACTCCCACTCAACATATCTTTAAGTGAATTTAAAAATAATATAGCTGTTTTAGCTCCTGCCACACCACCATTAATTATTTCATCCTCAAGATGTTCTAAATGAGTATTAGTATCTTCGTTTAATGTTTCTTTGAAGGATATCATTTCATATATGCTTTTGTAAAATATTCGTAATCATGTTCTTTTGTTCCATCAACAACAAAAGAATATTTACCGGCTGTATTTGTTCCTGTTCGGAGTAAGTTGTAATTAGGTGTACCATCATCATTAATACCAAGAATAAATGAACACTGCATTGTAAAATATACTTTAGAAGCATTCAAATTAGCTCTAAATCCACATAATATAATTTCTTTTCCTGATAGTCTTTTAATTTTTTTATTTACAAATTCTTTTCCTGTTGACAAATAACTATATGTTGATGTGTCATCAATACTAGATGCACCATATACTTTCCAAAGAGGCAATTCAGTTCTACCAAAATACATTTCTCTCTGTAGATCAATTATTTCTTTCACAAGCTCTTTATCATTATAATCACCACCACCCATTACATCATTCATAACTTGCATTGATACATAGTTTGAAAATAATTTAAATATATCATCAGCTTTAGATGGAAGTTTCTTTAAGTCACCATCTTGTTTGAATACTAAAGAATCTGGTTTAAATGTTTTTTTTAATTTACCTAATCTTTTATTTACTTTTCCTAAAAGTTTTTTCTTATTAGCAGGCTTCATCCCTTTTAAATTTTTAGAAATATCATTCTTTTTTTCAACCAACCTTGATTCCTTCAATACCATTTCATTATCTGAAGCTTCAAAACATTCTGCTAAACCTTCAATACCTAATGCTGCAAATTCCTTTTCATCTTTATTTGCTTGTTTTTGCCAACTTGAAGCAGATAATAAAGTATTTGTAACTTTTAGAAACTTTTGTTTCAACTTTGAATAAAGTTCTGTAAACACATCTAAGACTTTCTTTCCAACACCTTTTATCCAAGACATAAAACCTTCATCAATATCCTTCGACTCTATTACAGTATTATATAATACATCAGAACTAATACCATATCTATCCAAAACATTTTTAGTTATTTTTCCAAGTTGTGCTCCAGTTAATGACTTTTTCAACGACACTTGAAATAATTTAACACCCCCTACCGTCACCTGACCATTCTTTTTAGAGTATCTAGCTTTTTTACTACCCATTGCCTCTATTGTTTTTTCTGCAGAAGAATCAGATACTATCGCATCTGCTGTATTATCTTTATTACCTTCAACACTTTGATTCTCTCTTTCCGCACCATAATATTTTCCAATATTACCATGAATAATATGAACAGTTTTAAATGGTATAATTGCTTTCTTAAAAGTAGTCATACCAGAAGCAAACGCAGCTAATGCATTTAAATCAACTGTAGAAATACTTCCCATACCCTTTAAGATTTCTTCCTTACCTTTATCAAACCAATCTTCATTTTTTTCCAAAACACCAATAATTTTATCTTTCCATGCTTGAACATTTTTACCATCTGCAATTTCCTTGGCCATTTTTACACCATTTAAAAATAAACCAATACAAGCAGCAGTTTCCATTTGTGGTGTACCCCAATTAATACCATCACGGCTCGCATATTTATTGAACCAAGTATCAGGATTTCCTACCAGCTTAAATTCAGTTTTTTTGAAAGATAAAAATGTTTTAATTGTTTTATCTTTACCGATAGATACAACAGGTAAATTTTTCTTTGGCTCAATCTTCTTAAAAATAGTATCACCATCTACTTTTGATTTCAGTTTGGCAGTTTTCATTGCTTCTGCAAACTTATCAATTTTTGGTGGTTTCAAAACTACCTCTGAACCATATGCATATCTAGGTTCATGCACATTAGCTTCACAAAGAAAAATTGGAGAGCTATCTTCACAAAGACTGTTTATCGAATCTGTAATATTTTCCGATAAAGTTAAAAACTTCTTAAAAGGTTTCATTCTTTTTCTTGTTTCTTTTTCGTTGCCTTAATAAACAAATCTCTTTTAAACAACGGATT